ATATTTCCATCTAATGCCATTTTAACAGATGATGCTAGACCGCTGCTTTGGCTTAATGATAATGCTGTACCTAATTCTATTGCACTGACGTTGAAAGATTTCTTTGCTCTACGTCGTGGTGCCTTTCTTCTAGCTGCCATATGTACTCAATAATGAGTAGTACTATTTAACTTTAACCTACTCATTTTTGAGTGGCTTACTTAGATTTATATACTAAAGTGATCACCTGTTAATTATATGGGCGATAAGAAATTATCATTTGGAGTGAAACCATCCATGAAAGAGGTTTCACCGGGTAAGACTGCCATAATAGAAATTGGCAAATTTGAAGAATGGGAACTTGTAGATACTGAGTGGGGTGATAAGTATAAGGTTAAAGTTAATCTTTTTTCACATCCCCACCCTAATTACGAATCCCTTCCTAAGTCAGGCACTTGGTTAGATTGGGTCAGTAAGTGCGGAGTAGCAGAACAATTGTTTAAGTATTTCTGGGAAGAAACTGACGAGGGTGAATGGGTCATGAAAACCTTTGACCATAATGCAGGTAAACTGTTCGATGGTAAATGGAAACTAGAACGGTTTGAAACAGGTGAGTACTATATGGAACCGCAATAATGCGCAGACAATGTACGCTATGCAAACAGGAATTTTTGCATAGGTCTGTAGAAAAATTCCATGACTATCTTAATTTATGTATGCAATGTCAAAGGGCTATTGCAAAAGTATATCTAATTAATTAGATGTATAGCTTATCTGTCGTTTTTAATTTAACAATAGATAAGGATTAAGAAAGTAAAAGGGTAAGGAAATGTACTCTAGGGCGACTTAGAGTGCATTTCCCAGCCTTTAAACGAGTCATAATGGGGTATTTAACCCTACTTCATTCTTTTAACAGGTCTTTAATTGGCTTAGGAACCCCGGTTGTTAGGCTTGGTTGGGTCTCTTCAACCCCTTGTTTGGGGCTGTTCTGGTTGATCAACCCCCCCAAACCATTCAACCCACTTTTGTTTGCCATATATTCAACCATCATGCTAGTCCAATCACCGCTTTTAGCAGCTTTTCTTAGATTATTCATTGGGTCAATATCTTGGGCTTTTTTTGTCATGCTTCCAATTGAACCGAAAAAACTTTGTTGAAATTCTACAAGTTTGTCATGCATTCGTTCTTCAATATCTTCAACTACTGCTTGTAATGCTTCAACTAATACATCATCACTTTCTTCAGATTTTACCCATGTAGTCCATTTCTGACGTGATAACTCCGCAATATATTGCGATAAAAACCAATAAAAGATTGTCCAGACAACAGCATATCCCAATAATGCTAATGAACTAATTTCCATTAAACTTTATCCCACTGTGTTTTAGGAATTATAGATGGCCTATCACATTTTTCACGTTTCATATTTTTAATAATATTTAATTGACCTAATGCTATCAATGTGACTTCAGCCGGGTTAGCATTTTCTTCTTGGCTTTTTGAATCAACATAATCAGTTGCCCAACGTTGACAACGTGGGATTGGTCCGGCTCCGCTAGGTGTAAATTCTGGAGTTTTTGGTTCATCTCTACCAACTATGGAAGTGATCACATCAGCCACTCCACCCCCAGCAGTTTCTACTAAACCAACTGCTTTTTCTTTTATTGCTTCTCCAAGATTATCTACATTTTCTTCTACAAATTCTTTAATCTGGTCTCTAAAAAGATAGGCCGTTGCACCAGCTATTGCTAAAGTTGAAAAAGCAATAGTTGGAATAGCAACAGCTCGTAAAACATTAGTTTTAGATTCTTTTAATAATTTATCTAATCCCTTTTGTTGAGCAGCGGTCACTTTCCTAAATTCTATATCTTTGGGGATGGCGATGACAGGCATATTACCTCTTAAACGGGTTTTTAATTCTGTTAACGAATTTCTTAATACCTGTGACAAATTGTTCTTGTGGTTTTTGTTTTGTAGGTGTACCGGATGGAGTCATGCCATCTCGTTGTTTAACCCCATCCAATAACTGTAAGGCAAACAATAACTCAGCTATCATACTAATCCCGCTCCAATACCTTTTTCAACAAGGTATGAAACAACGATGAGTCGAATAACAAGTTGTTCAAACGATTTATCCTCATCAATCCACCTTGACCACATTACTTAATGCGCTTGGTAGCAGCCATCATTGTTTTGTGCAATTCCATTAGTTTAGGTACTCCTAATGGACTATTACTATCTGCGTGACCCATTTTATCTAGGAGTAAATCATACATCCCATTAGTGATCACTTTCATTTTACGCTTTACTTGTGTCTTTGTTAATTTCTTTTTTGGCATTATACTAACCTCATAAATCCAAATTCTATATTACTGGTACTACCAGAATTGTTTGTAATATACATTTGTAAGTTCTTTTGCTCTTGTAGCATATTTCCAATCATAAAAATAGCCCAGGTATTAGCAGAACTTATATTTTCTACACCATCATCTACTAACGCTTCAAATACTGTGACATTTCTACCGTCAAACCCTGCTCCCCTTAATACAGTAGCAGGAGTAATAGGACTTAAATTAGCAAAACTGTTTGTATCTGGCCCCATAACTGCTGATATTCTATAATTACCTGCTGCGCTTACTTTTAATGCAATAAAGATATTAGTGAATCCTGTCATATCAATATGATTTAAATTAGCAGTATCAGGGAATAATGCATCACCACCGTTTACTACTTCTTCAGCTCTTGATAATCCTATAAACTCTTTATCGTTAGATTTAACTCCAACCCATGTTCCATTCTCATTAACTGTACCTGTACTTACTATAGGTTGAATTTCTTGATTGACATCAATATAACCCTCAACGGGTGCATTTGATACACCCGATTCTGTTATTAACGAGAAAGGGGCGTAAGCCTTTCTCTTGTCTGGCATTGTTGATCTCTTTATGCGAAGACTAGAGTGACAGCCATTTGAGCTGTTCCGATATCTGTGTCCATAGCTCCAGCTAGTGAGACTTGGTTAGAAGCTACGACAGGTATTGCTACATCCAACTTGAAAGGTGGGTTAGTCATACCATTAGATGCCGGTGTACCGTCTACTCCTTGGCTTCCGACTGTTAATGTTTCTTGTCCTTGTGATAATCCATCACCAGATATTTGTACAGCAAAGGTTGCTGCACCATTGGTTGCGCTGTCACTTGAGACAGATGCTATAATTCCAACAATTTGCGAAACTCCACTTGGTACCTGAATTGAGGCACTTGTAGAAATTCCGTAAAGTGATGTTAATGCTGTCATGGAATCTGCTGCTGTAATAGAAGATTCCCTAGTTCTGTAGTATGCCATAGTTTTCCTTTATCAAGCCTTTACACGAATTGGTCCCAATTTCGCGAGGGTAGAACTTGTAAACCCTTTGGTTAAAGCCTTAGCAACGAATGCAGCCCCGAGGGTCCCTACAATGCGATTCTTCTGACTCATAACTTGCTTTTGTAAATTCTCCAATCCACCGGAGATATTTCCATCTAATGCCATTTTAACAGATGATGCTAGACCG